AAACCACTTCCAACGTGCGGCAACTGTGTCGTTGAGGGGATGCTCTCAATGATTATTAGAGCTGAAGCACAGAAGAAGGAGTTGAACACTCTTGCTGATGATGAGCAGCCCGTTAAAAAAAAGCGTAGAAAACGTGTCGTGCGTAACGAAGATAATTCAACAGGATTGGGCGAAGGATAAACCTTGGCTCGTTGTTGGTACCGGTCCATCTCTTGAGAGGTGGGATGTTTCAATGATGTTAGACTATAACGTCTGGACAATTAATGGAGCATTGGAAAAAACACGATACGCAGATATAGCAGCCTTTCATGATCCACCCATCTACAACGAACCACAGAAATACATAAACGGAAAGTACAAGGCACGTTTCATTCTGACCAGAACCTGCAATTCTAAGATATACGACAACACCATCTTTGTGCAGTTTAAGATTGATCCCAATATCGGGCATTACACATTCAGAACATTCAACTCAAGCTCATTTGCATTTGAACTACTGATGAATAGATTTGACCAAGTATATACGTTAGGCATAGATGGAGGTCGTGAACTATACCAAGGATTGACAGAACACTACATTAGAGGAGAGCAAGGCACAAACTTCAACGCTCACAATCAGCATATGCACGAGCTAAAAAATAGAACGGATTGTCAAGTAATTAGGCTGTGAAGAAACATACCAAAACGTATATGAGTTATTTCGGATACGACACAACCGATTTTATTCCGTGTGAGATATGCGGCAATCAAGCCGTTGATATTCATCACATAGAAGCAAGAGGTATGGGAGGCAACCCAAAAGGAGATAAAGACGAGATAGAAAACCTGATGGCGGTTTGTAGACCTTGCCACGAGGAATTCGGGGATAAGGCAGAACACAAGCATATGCTCAAGGTTGTCCATAAGGTTAAGATGAATGAGAGAAAGTAATTACATTGTAATAACTGTGAATAATCTGTGAAAATATGGCAAACGAAGAAAACTTAAAACCATTCAAAAAAGGTGAGGATGAAAGAAGATGGATGGAGGGCAGACCTAAGAAGTTCACCACCTTGATGAAGGAGGAAGGCTACAAACTTTCAGAAGTAAACGACAGCATTCAGGCAATCATGGCGATGGATGAACAAGAGATTAAAAAGGTTCTGAAAAACGAAGGAGCAACCATGTTAGAAAAGACAGTTGCAAAGGCTATTATCAAGAGCTATGAGAAAGGCTCACTGTATTCAATGGACACTTTACTAAGCAGGGTATATGGTAAGCCAAAGGAAACGGTAGATGCAACCGTAGAGGCTAAGGTTGTTAACGTGACTTTAAATTTAGACTAATGATTTTACACGGGGATTGTTTAGAGCAAAGCGAACAGATAGAAAGTGGTTCAGTTGATTTGATATTGACTGACCCTCCTTATGGAACTGTAAAAGATATAAATGCAGAGGGCTTTGGAATGAGTGGGAAAACTCATTGGGATGACGCTATTAACCCTGCGGACATTTTTAACATTGCAAATCGCATATTAAGAAAGAACGGCAAACTTGTTTTGTTCAGTCAAGAGCCTTACACATCTCAACTAATTACAAACGCAATTCCAAACGTGCCGTTCAGTTATCGGATTATATGGGAGAAAGACCATTATGCAAACGCTCTACTATCAAAGAAAGCACCCGTTTCATACTTTGAGGATATTTTGGTATTTAGTAAGAACAATCCCAAACACGATTTTGAAGGATTACACCCATTGAGAGAATACTTTTTAACTCAAAAAGAAGAAAGCAAAATGACTAATAATGAAATAAAAAACATACTTGGAAACGGAATGGGTGGTCATTATTTTACTAATGGCAGTCAGTTTTGTTTGCCTACTTTGGAGAATTATAAAAAATTACAGACCACAGGATATTTCCAACGTGATTGGAATGAGTTAAAACAAATTGATACTGATTACAGAACTGAGCTAATAGAAAGAATGACAAGAGAAGCACCTCATACATTCAACCTTTGGGAAGGCAAGAAATACAAAAGCAACATACTCAAATATAAAAAGGACTATAACGGCTATCACCCAACACAGAAACCAATCGCACTACTTGAGGACTTGATTAAGACGTACAGCAACGAAAACAATCTTGTAGTAGATTTGACCTGTGGAAGTGGAAGCACAGCAGTTGCAGCGATAAACACAAAGAGAAAATATATCGCAATAGAGAAGGAGGAGAAATACTACAACATCGCACAAGAGCGAATCAAAGAAGCAAACAAACCTAAGCTATTTTAATATGGATGAAATTACATTCCTTGGAAACGCCTGGTCTGATGACTACGGCTTGAACATCACGGTAAACGTGGACAAATTCAAACAAGCACTTGCAGACGGGAAGCTTGAGATTAACAAGTATGGAGATGTTCGCATCAGAGTGCAGAAACTCAAGCATCAAAACGACAGGTCAAAGGCTACTCACTATGTGGCAGTGCCAAGACCACCGAAAGAAAAGGATGATATGCCTTTCTAATGAGGGTACTTCTACTACTTGACGGCATGAATGGGGTGAGCTTTCACAGGCTATATACCCCATATGTAAAAATTCAAATTGACTACGGCATCACAGTTGATGTGTCCGTGGATCAAAACGAGTGGGCAGATTTGCCCTTTGAGAAATACGATTGCGTGGTATTCAACCGATGGCTTGGAAAACTTCAGTATAACATCTTACCGGTACTCGCAAAAAAGAAAATCCCTTTCATCGTTGATATTGATGACTATTGGGTGCTACCGAAGTACAATCCAGCGTACAAGTTCTACCGTGCTTACATCAAGAACGGCATTAAGGACAGCTTACACTATGCAGATGCTGTGATGGTTACCACTCCGCAACTAGAAGAGAAGGTAAAGGAGTTCAATACAAACGTCACAATCATCCCCAATGCTTTAGACTACAATCAAAGCCAATGGAAAGCAGAAACGGAGCATCCGTTCACTATCGGTTGGGTAGGAGGGTTATCACACACGGAAGACTTAAAGTTGCTTACAAACAAAATAAAGCCCATCTGCGAGGAATACGGAGCGAGGTTCTTAATGTGCGGCTTTCATGAGAATGTTCCTGATTGGGCAACGATGGAGAAAGCAATCACAGGAGAGCCAAGGCATAAACGACCTGAGTGGTTTCAGACGAGGGTAGGAACAAAGGCAAACGAGTTCGGCAAGTATTACTCAGAAATAGATATCTGTTTAGCACCACTTCAAAAAACACAGTTCAACCGTTACAAATCAGAACTAAAGATTCTCGAAGCGGCAGCCTACAAGTTGCCTATCTTTGTAAGTGCAGTTGAGCCATACACAAACCACCGTGACAACCTTGGATGTTTCTTTGTTAAGAATAACGATTGGTCTGAAATTGGAAAGCTAATCAAGTCAGACAAAGTAAAAGAGGTAGGTGAGATTAATTACCAGTATTGCCACCAACATCACAACCTTGACACCATAAACAAAAAGCGTGTTGACCTATTGCGGCAAGTATGCAAATAAACTACTCAAGACCAAAGTTAACCACTTACCAAAAAGCCATCTTAGATAGTGAGGCACGTTACACGATAACGGCTGCATCTACAAAGACGGGTAAAACGGCAAGTCATATCATTTGGTTGTTTGAGCAGTCGCTTAGTTTAAAAGAAAATCAGTCCGTGTGGTGGGTTGCTCCTGTCTACCAACAAGCGGAGATTGCATTCAGACGTATGAAGGCACAGGTGACAGAGAAAAACTTCTTTGTATCTAATGAGAGCAAGTTAACACTAATCACACCAGTAGGCTCAAGGATAGAGTTTAAATCAGCAGAGAAGCCTGATAACCTTTATGGTGATGATGTGTATGCGGCAGTCTTTGATGAGGCATCAAGAGCAAGAGAGGACTAATGGTTTGCTCTACGTTCTACCCTAACGGCTACACAAGGCAAATGTAAGCTAATAGGAAACGTCAAGGGTAAGAAGAATTGGTTTTATAAGTTAGGAGAGAGAGCAAAGGCTGGTGATCCTAACATGGAGTATTTCAAAATCACAGCATACGATGCGGCAGATGAAGGCATCATTGAACGTGAGGAGATAGAACAAGCCAAACGTGACCTTCCTGAGTATGTGTTTAAAGAGCTATACCTTGCTGAACCTGCTGACGATAATAGCAATCCGTTCGGTCATGAGAACATTGACGCTTGTATCCAACAGAGTAGCGGCACACCCACGGCATACGGAATTGACCTTGCCAAATACACTGACTGGACGGTGATTATAGGACTAAACGAAAAGGGCGAGGTCGTTCACTTTGACAGATTTCAGGCTGATTGGAGTCAGACACTTCAAAAGATTACAGCAACCATAGGGAACACACCTGCTTTTGTGGATAGTACAGGAGTCGGTGATCCTATCGTTGAGCAACTACAAAGGCAGCACCCAAGAATCAAAGGCTTTAAATTCACAAGCCAATCAAAGCAACAACTGATAGAGGGGTTAGTGGTGGCAGTACAAGGGCAGCAAGTTAAATTTCCTGAGGGCGTGATTGCCGATGAAATGCGTAACTTTGAATTTGAATACACAAGAACAGGAGTAAGATACACAGCACCACAAGGACTGCACGATGACTGCGTGATGGCGTTAGCTCTTGCCAATGATTGCAAACAACACAACAAACCAGGACTATTTTACTATGCTTAAATGGAAAGATATAACAATCGGAATGCTCCAAGAGATTGGGGAGCTTCCTGATGACCTTAACCCTATTGAGAAAACAGCTCACACGGTGTCGATAATTAAAGGGCTGCCATACGAGGAAGTTGAGAAGTGGACATTGAATGACTTGAGGAAAATTGACTTGTCGTTTTTAGAGCAAGAACCAAAGCATCGACTCAAATGGACATTCAAACACAAGGGCAGAAGATTTAAGCTCGTCAAGAATGCCAAAGCAATGGAGGCTCATCATTTCATAGAACTGCAAGAATTAGGTGACAGCGACAAGATACAGGCGTTACATAAGATTATTGCGTGTTTAAGTTACAGAGTTAATATTTTTGGGCGTAAGATAGAGGATGACTATCAATGGAAGGTTGACAATTTCAAGGATCTACCTGCTCCACAGTTTTACAAATACTCGCTTTTTTTTTCGGCACTCTATCCGAAATTATTGAACGCTACCCTAACCTATTTGAAGGGGGAGGTGAAGAAAGCAAAGGAGATGTTTTCGGATGGCTCGGACTCGTTGACCGATTAGCAGGAGGCAGACGGCAAGAGTGGGACGCAATACTTGAGATGCCACTCACTGAGTTTCTCAATACCCTTGCATTTCACACCACCATCAGCAAACAGAGGCAGAAGCGATTAGAGAAGGCAGCTGCATCAGGTTTTGAATCTTATGTATGTGCTTGTTTGAACGAACTGCTCTAATTCAGCCACTTCGCTTGATTTCTTAATTATAAATAGATGGCACTATCAGCAAGTCACCAAGTCAGTGGAACACATCAACCAGCCTACAATGACAATTTGTGGGTTGTGGATGAAAGCAGTACTGCAATAACTTCTAATTTCAATTTTAAATTTATCTGCGATATCAAGAACGGATCGGGCACACTGCTCAACCGTTTAAAAGCTCCCATACATTACAGCTCATCAGATGAGGGTGTATTTAACATCTCACGGATTTTAGGAGATTACGTCACATATGACTGGGATTACAACGACACGGCAGCGAGTGGATGCTCTAATAGTGTGTTTGATTATATTCTTGACTTCGGTTATGAGTACAGCACAGGAGCAACTACGCCAATCGTTCAAACGACAGGAGTAACACAAGTTACAGGTAACACCGTTTGGAATGGCTCATTGCATCCGTTAGATTTCTTGGATTACGATGAGGCTGACTACATGATGGGAACGGGTAGCAGTGCAAATTTCCTCACATCACTAACATCAAAAAGAATACATGAAAATCAAAAAGATTGGATCTTCGCTTTACATGACAGTTCTATCGACCATCTATCTGTTGCTTTTTCTGGGGGTAGTAGCACTAACATCTCTGCGACCAGCACTGACATCACTCGCTTCCCTATTGGGGCGAATATACCAGGTGGTATCCCGAGCGGAACAACGTCTTACACGATTACGCCTGAGGATTCGGGCAATAGTGCGGTTGGTTCTGCGTTCACTATAACGATAGATGACCGATGCTCCAAGTACGAATCAGTTGACCTTTTCTTCCTAAACAAGTATGGAGCCATTGAGAGCTTCCGATTTGACAGGGTAAGGCGTGATAACTTCTCTGTTAATAGAAAGGACTACCGAAAAAACCCATACACCTTGAGCGGTGGGGCTTACTCTTACGATAGGTTAGAACATAGCAAATCAACCTACTATTCAGAGATGACTCAGCGAACCACGTTAAACTCAAACAACATCACAGAGGTAGAGGCTGAATGGCTGAAGCAGTTAATTAACTCACCGAGGGTATGGATGTATGACACGGCTCTTGTACCGATCAACATTTCAACAAGCGATTACGAGCAGAGATATCATGTAAACGATAAGGTATTTAACTTGACGTTGGAGGTAGAGCATAGCTTTGTAGATAAAGCACAGATTTTATGATTGAGTTATTAGTCAACGAAGAACTGGTTGAACTCTCTGAGGACTTCCAAATATTAATAAACAAAAGCATTGCAGACATTCGCAACCCTGAGAATAGGTCCAGCGATTGGAGTAAGACTATTACCATACCAGGTACATCAGTCAACAATAAACTATTCGGTCATCTCTTTGAGGTAGGCGATAGCATAACAGGCACATCCTTTAACCCTAATAAGAAAGCAAATTGCACTGTCTTATTGGACGGCATGGAGCAGATGAGGGGTTTCATTAGGTTGACGCAAATCAACGTCTTAGATAACGATGATATTGAATACCAAGCAACCATCCACGGAGAGAGTGCAAATCTATTCACAGACATAGAAAACGCCAAGCTTTCTGATCTTGACTTCTCAGAATACAACCACGTTTTAAACATCCAAAACATCAAGGATTCAAGGGATAGCCAAATCTATATAAACGGCAGCACAGAACCTTTTGAGTATGGCGTTGGGTATGTATGGTCACAAATACTACCTAAGAGGGCAAGTAATAACGCAAACTATGATGAGTGGAGAACAAGCGATCACACACCTTGCTTGTATGCCAAGACGGTAGTTGATAAGATATTTAGCGTTAATGGGTATAGTTATTCAAGTGATAGCTTTTTCACTACTGATAGATTCAAGCGTTTAATTGTTCCCTTTTCAAATGAGGGATTAAGCACAGGTTCGACGGCAGTAAACAATCGTTTGTTTTATGCTGGTGTTTCTGGATCAACAACAATCAGCACAGGAGCAACCATACCTTTTAACGATGATTCAAGCGGCAATTTCTATGACAACGGCAGCAACTTTGACACATCCACATACATGTACACTGCTCCAGTAGGTGGGACATATACATTTTCAATAAACATCGGAGGAAGCGTAACAGCAGGAACGCCTTTTGTTTTGTCTTATGATGGACTTGTTACTATCCAAGTAGTAGTCAATAGTTCGGTAGTAAGGTATTTGCAAGTTAAAAGCACGGGAGATAGTCAAACAAATTGGACGTTTGATTCAGCAGCAAACACAGTTTTAAAGCTCGATGCATCTGATGAAGTGAGTTTTGTTTATCACAGATTTGAAATAGCAAGTACAAGCACTCAATTTAGACAAGCTTACAATTTTGACATTGCACTTGATACAGATACGCAAGTCTACAACACAAGCAACCCATCAACAATAGAGGATCAAGAGAGTGTAGATTTTGGTTATTTCTTTGACCAAGACCATACGCAAAAGGATTTCCTCTTATCGTTGGTTAGGATGTTCAATTTATACATTGAGCAGCTTGACGATGGGACGTTGAGGTTTGTTCCAAGGGATGAGTTTTACGATGGGTCGAATGTGGACTGGTCGCAAAAATTAGACTACTCACAAGCTCATGAGATTCTTCCCATGGGAGAGCTTCAAAACAATCCCTATGTGTTTAGTTATGCAGAAGGAAGCGACATTCAAAACGAGCAGTATCAAGAATCATCTGCACGAATTTACGGAGATAGAACGATCCGAGTAGATAACGACTTCATAAAGGATGAAAAAAAGATTGAGCTAAAGTTTGAACCTACCCAATTTATAGAAACAGAGGATAACAGATTTTATTCGATATGCAGCACAGAGGAAGGAGAGAAAGCAGGAGGTTTAAGAATCTTATACTATGCCGGTACTAAAACGTTAGGCTTTCAGTATAACCTATACACTGGAGCAACACCAGGCACAAGAAATATAAATTACTACCCTGTTACCACTCACGTTGACGATCCGTATGATATGAGCTTTGATTTGCTTTGGGGTATGCCTACAAGAATAAACACTTACGGTTTTACTTATAGCAATCAAAACTTAATTAATGTCTATTACTACCGTACACTTGCGGAGATCATAGACAAGGATTCCAAGTTATTTAGAGGATACTTCAGAATAACACCTGCTGAGTTTCAGAAGCTCAGATTCAACAGTCTTTATTTCTTTGAGGGGCAGTATTGGAAGCTGAATAAAATAGTTGACTACGATCCACAAAGTGAAGGCTTGACGAAGTGCGAGTTCTTGCTTTCAGTTTTTTATGAGCCAAGTAACACAGGTAGCCGTTTTGTTGGTGAAGGTGGTTTTGACACTGATAACGTTTACAACCCTGACCTTTATCCTCCACAAGGCAGACCCAAGTTTTTACCATCTCCAAATAGTAGCGATGGAGTTAATATAGGGGACAATATCGGAAGCGGTGGAGATAGCGTGTTGGTAGGTTCTGACATCTTAAATGCTGGGGTGATAAATACGATAGTTGGAAGTAGCGACGTTATAAATACCTTTGATAATGTCACGGCTTTAAATTGTACAAGCTTTGAGATTCCCGAAGGTCAAAGGGTCTATGTAGAAAATTACCCTGTCGTTGGGGCTTGGTTAGGTAGTGGTAAGGTGGTGAATATAGATGATACAGATTCTCCATACTCTGCAACCTATGACGATTGGTTGATCATATGTGATACGACAAGCGGAAACATCACGGTGACTTTACCTGACCCAACTAACAACAGTGGCAAGATGTATGTAATTAAGAAAACACAATCTACAAACTCAATCACAATCAATGCAGGGGATGGCTCTATTTTAATAGACGATGCAACATCTCACACATCAAACGCTAAAAACGGATATGATCAAGTTGTTAGCGACGGTACTCAATACTGGATTATAACTCACGGACACTAATGGCAATAAACGAAGCAGTAAATATAGATATTGACGTAAACGGAGTCAATACAGTAAAACAAGCGGCAGACGCTTATGAAGACTTAGGCGATGCAGTATCGCAGACCCAACTTGAAGCGGAGCGATTAGCTCAGCAATTTGGGATTAATGACAAGCGTACACAAGAAGCAATTAAGGTTGCTGGTCGTTATAAGCAGGAGATGGAGCAGCTTGATTTTGCCATTGATGCAGCTCGTGGAGGTTCTGACCAATTATTCAGAGCGGCTCAAGGTGTAACGGCTGGTTTTGAAGTAGCGGCTGGTGCTGTTGCTTTGTTTGGTGGTGAATCTGAGGAGCTTGAAAAAGTGATGCTTAAGGTTCAGGGTGCAATGGTATTCTCTCAAGGTCTTAAAGACTTGCAAGAGTTTGGACCAGCACTTGTAAACCTTGCGGCAACTGTTAGGGGTAAAGTTGTAACAGCATTTACAACATTGAGAGGGGCATTAATTGCAACAGGTATCGGTGCGGCTGCTGTTGCAGTTGGAGCATTACTTGCAAATTGGGATAAATTCACTTCTTACTTAACAAAGACTTTCCCGATACTTGAAAAACTAGGCAGTTTAATTGGTTCAGTATTTCAGCAAATGACTGATGCAGCAGGTATAACTTCAGAGGCTGCAAGACAACAAGAGCGATTTAATGAAGCAATCCAAAGCAACATAGACGAAACGGAAAGGCAGATAAAGATTGCACAAGCAAGAGGCGATCAAGCCAAGGCTTTAGCACTTCAGGAAAGCAAGTTGTTAGATGAATTGACACTTGCTCAACAGGCATATACAGAAGATGAGAGTGATGAAAATGAAAAACGTCTTAAGGATATTGAGTTAAACTTAGAACTCACAAGAATCGCTCAAGATAACCATCAAAGGAAATTAAAAGAAATAAGAGATAAGGCAAGAGCAGAAGAAGCCAAAGAAAGAGCAGAGAGAGAAGCGGAAAGACAAAAAGAAATCCGTTTGGATAATGAGCGACAAGAAGAACAACGTGGTCAGATATTAAAAACCACAGAAACCAAGCTTAAAAGCGATCAGATAGTTTTTGATAGTTCCTCATTTCTTGCTAAAAGTGAAAAACAAAACGCTGAGCAACGCATAGCAAATGAACAAGCTGTATCTGATGCGAAGATGCAGTTGTTTCAATTATCTCAAGAAATCACATCAGGCTTGATTGGTTTAGCAGGTGAGCAAACAAAAGCAGGTAAAGCTTTGGCACTTGCTCAGATTGTAGCGGATACGGCATTGGGATACGTTCAAGGTTTAGATATTGCACAGAAAGGAGCAAAAGCCACTGGACCAGCCGCACCATTTGCATTCCCTATATTCTACGCCACACAGATTGCGGCAGTATTAAACGCTGTAAACAAAGCTCGTCAGATATTAGGCTCAGGCGGAGGAGGAGCATCTGCACCATCAACACCATCATCAGCAGCAGCATCTATTCCTCAGTTCAGACCACCAACACAAACGCTACCAGGTACAGAAGATTTCACAGGTCAGAACAGAGTATATGTAACTGAGGCAGATATAAGCAGCACCCAAAACAAGGTGAAGGTAACAGAGGGAATCAGTACAGTAAAGTAAACCAATAAACTAAAAAAATTAATTATATATAAATGGACAAACTACCAGTTTACAAACTAATCATAAACGATGAGGATGAAACAGGGGTGAACTTTGTTAGCCTTGTAACTAATCCAGCCATTGAGAGAGATTTTCAATACTTCAACCAAGATTTCGTCAAACCACGAGGCGGAGAGTCGGAGAATGACTTCATCAGCCGATGTGTTAAAGTGGTAACAGGTGAAGGATATGATCAAGACCAAGCACTTGCTATTTGCTACAATTATTTGAAAGGTGAGAAGTTCTTTGATGATTACCCAAAGGCAGCAAGTCAAAACGCTCAACGTGGAATCAACCTAAACGAGAAAGTAGGTAACGATTGTGCCACCTTAGTGGGAAAAAATCGTTCACGGCAGCTCATAGCAAGAGAAAATCTCAGCTTAGAAACGATTAAACGCACTTACTCTTATTTAAGCCGTGCCAAAGAATACTACAACCCAAGCGACACAGAAGCGTGTGGAACTATCTCTTACTTGCTATGGGGTGGAGATGAAATGCTCAGATACACAGAGCGAAAGCTTGAGGAATTAGAATTGAGCAAAGCAAGAAAGTTTGATGTTGACGTTTCAACCTTACCAGGATACATCACTGAGGACTTGCCACTATTTGATAGCAAAGCAGAGGCTGAGGCGTATGCTGAGAAGATTGGGTGTCAAGGATCACATCAAATGGGTGAGAAGTGGATGCCATGTTCAGCAGAGGAAGCACACACTGACATTGAAACACCTTTAAAAGCTCACAGCCATCAGATTGGTTTTGCAATTCAAGACGAGGAGAAAAGAATCATAACCGGCATGGCAATGGAAGCAGAGAAAAGGATTTACAGATACGATGCAGCACGAGGCGAATACTATGTGTACTTTGACGCTGACACCATTTTCCAGATCGCCAAGAAGTGGGCAAAGTCTGACCTTTATGATTCCGTGAATATCCACCACGAAAAAGAAACAAAAGGGCTTTCCTTATTCGAGTCTTACATCGTTGATCGTGAGCGTGGGAAATACCCACCAAAGGGATATGATGAGGTTGCAGATGGTTCATGGTTCTTGAGTTACATTGTGAATGATGATGACATTTGGGCAAGGGTAAAAGACGGAGAGTTCAAGGGCTTCTCAGTTGAGGGCTTTTTTGACTTTGATGTTAACGAAGAAGAACGCCAATTGAACGCAATTTACAACGCTGTAAAGAAGGCAGTAGAGAAATGGGACGGTAAAAACTGAGCCACTTTATTTTAAACCTTAAATATATATAGAATGAATTCAAAAGAAGTATTGACCGAAATTCGCTCACTTCTATTTGGTGAAGAAGAAAAGAAAGAAGTTGAAATGGCAACTGCCACACTCGTAGATGGTACTATCATCGAGTGGGAAGGTGAGTTAGCTGTTGGAACAGAAGTCTTTGTGCAAACAGGAGAGGGCTTAATTCCTCCCGCTGATGCCATTCACGAAGTAGAGGGCGGAATGCTCGTAACCACCGAAGGCGGTGTTGTTACTGAGATTGTAGAACCAGCCGAAGAAGTTGAGGAAGTAGCTGCTGAAGAAGCACCTGCTGAGTTTGCTTCATTAGAGGCTTTCAATTCTTTAGTTACTCGCTTTGAAGATGCCGTTGAAAAGCTCAACGCATTGGAAGAGAAACTAAACTCAAACGAGAGTGCTTTTTCAAACATGAAAGAGGCATTCGGTAAAACTGTTGACTTGGTAGAAAAGGTTGCTGACCTTCCAAGTGAGGAACCAACTAAAGCTCCTGCAAAGTTGTCAAAGAAAGAGGAGCAATTCGCAAACATTATTAAAATCGCAAAAACACTAAAAAAATAAAATCATGGCATTTAACGTAACTGGTTTAACCGACTATACTAACGAGCAAAGCACCGAGTTAGTAGTTAAGAGTCTATTCGGCTCAAAAACCGCTGCTGTATTACA